GGATACAGTATAGCTATCATAACGTATTTATTATATCAATAAATAGAAGACAGGGACTCTATAATTTTTAGCTAAATGGCTCGTCAGGGAATATTTACTGGATTCACACCGAACGATGGACTGGGAGATTCCCTAGCCTTGGGTGCTAGTAAGGTCAACGCAAACTTTTCGGAAATATATACTACCTTTGGTGACGGAACAAACCTTAGTGCCAATGCAGGGAGTGCTGGTACTTGGACTAAGGCAGGGAATACAGGGATATACACAAGTAAGAACGTAGGTATAGGAACAACTCTCCCCACTGCAGCTCTCTATGTGTCTGGTAACGCACAGTTAACAGGTATTACAACTGGAACATTCGTTGGAGATGGTTCTGGTCTAACAGGTGTGACTGCAACAGGTTCTGGTGTTGTCATTAAAGATAGTGGTGTTCTAGTTGGTGTTGCACAGAGTCTTAACTTCGATAGAAATATATCAGTCACACAAGCATTTGGTGGTAACGTCACAATTGGTGCTGCTGATACAGTAGGATTTGCATTTACCTCTGGATTCTCTACTACATCTGGATATGCAGACGTTGCTGGAGTGTCTACAACATCAGGAACAGCTGGGTTCGCTGACACAGCAACACTAGCCTACAGTGCAAACTTCGCCACAGTCGCTGGTATTGTAACATACGCATCAGCATCTGGAGTTGCAACCAACTCAGGAGTAGCTGAGTATGCGAAGGTAGCTGGTATCGCATCATACGTTGCCAATGCAGGGTTCTCAACCATGGCTGGGTATGCACACACAGCTGGTATCGCCTCAGTCGCACAGAATTTAACAGGAACTCCATCAATAGTTGTTGATAATATCAACGGTACTGGAATTGTAACCTTCCCAGGCCAAGGCAGTAAGATGCGTTTTGACTTTGATGCAACAGGTGACTTACCTACTGCTACAAGTTGGAGAGGTATGTTTGCATGGGCAAACAATACTAAGACTGCATACGTCTCTAGTGGAACCACAATGGGTGGTTACAATGGTTGGAGACAGATACTTCATGGTGATCATCTAGGAAACTACTTCACTGTAGGAGTTGTAACTGCATCTAAGTTTGCTGGTGATGGATCTGAACTTACTAACTTACCATCAACAGATAGTATATGGAGATCAAACTCCACTGGTATTAACACATCAACTAACGTTGGTTTAGGTACTACTAACACAGAGGGATATAATCTTAACGTACTAGGTAACTTCAAGTTACAAGGCAGACTGGACGGAACTGCAACAAATAATATTCTACCTCACCTATGGACTAATTACAATGATCTACCAGCTGCTGGAATCAATCATGGTCAGTTTGCTCATGTTCATGAATTTGATAAGGCATACTATGCTCATAAGGAAGAGATAACAGTTAATGTTACAGTCAGTACCGACACTGTGGGTGGTCAAGCAACAGGTGTATTCTACTTTAATGGTGTAGAAAGACCAGATCAATTCCCTATAACAAGAGGAGCAACTTATCTGTTCAATCAGAATGATGCTTCAAATGCCAACTATAATAGTCAGGCTCACCCACTCATGTTCAGTCTAACTGAAGATGGAGACTTGGTGCCAGGTGGAGCTCACTACGATCCTACCACTACAGTTTACAGACTAGATGGTGTTGTCAAAACTATGGCAGAGTACACTAGTGGTTTTTCTAGTGCTACCACTAAGACTGTACACTTTACACCTCCAGCTGATGCACCTAACACACTTTGGTATTGGTGTCACTTCCACACAGGTCAAGGAAATAGATTAGCACTCAATAATAATGCTTTAGGATGGAGAGAACTTGTTAATAAAAATGCTGATACTACTGTAGGAACAGGAACTGAGAATTATAGAATTGGTGTTGTGACTGCAACATCATTCACTGGTGATGGATCTGGATTAACTAATATTGCAGTATCCTATGCAGCTTCTTCTGGTATTGCAACTCTAGCACAAGGACTAGATGGTAAACCAGACATCTTAGTTGCTAACATCAACTGTACTGGTATTGTTACTGGTGCAACTTTCGTTGGAGATGGATCTGGTCTAACAGGTATCACTGCATCTGGTAGTGGTATTATCATTAGAGAAGGCGGCACACTCGTAGGAACTATTGGAACTGTAAACTTCGGAACTGGTTTCAGTGTTTCCCCTGCATCTGCTGGTGTCGTAACAGTCACCACATCAGGTGGTGGCGGAGGCGGTGGTATCTCTGGTATGATATACCAAGAGGAAGGATCTACCGTTGGTACTGCACAAACAGTTAACTTCATTGGTGCCGCATGTACAGTAACGCATAGTGGTGGGGTTGCAACTGTCAACTTGGCAGGAGCAGTACCATTTACAGGCCCTGCAGCAAGTATAACTGCACTTGATATCACACAATATGAAAACGCATACTCATGGGGAAACCATGCGAGTGCTGGATATCTAACAGGAATAGGTGGTCAAAGCTTAGGTAATTTATCTAATGTTTCTAGTGCAGGACCAAACAGCAATGATGTACTAACATGGAGTGGATCACAATGGGCACCAGCCGCACCTACAGGTGGTAGTGGTGGAATAATAATTAAAGAAGAGGGAAGTCAAGTTGCGGCAGGGATTACCTCACTTAATTTTGTTGGAACTACTGTAAGTGCAACCGCTTCTGGCACAGATGGAACTATCACAATCACTGCTGGTGGTGGTGGAGGTGGCAGTATTTCTACAACTGGAGTTGGAACATATACTGCATCTGCTGGTGTAGAAGTACAAGTAGATTCATGGTCTAAGTTGAGTTACTCTGGTGCGGAATACACATTTATGATTGGTCTAGGAACATACAGACAATCACAGAAAGTTCTTGTCATGCACGATGGAACTACAGCGTTCTCACAAGAATATGGCATCATGTTCTCTCCAGAACAACAGGTATCTATTGCTGCAACTGTAAGTAGTAACAACGTTCTAGTTAAAGTTACTCCTGAGGCAGGGATATCTGGTCTATCAACATACAGATTTGTTAAAACTTTCATTGATAACCTATGATTCATACTAGCACGAATACTCTTGATAGAACAGGGTTGGCTGTCAAACCAACTGGAGCCGATGAAAAGAAAGCATACTCTATCAAGTGTTATACTAAAGATGATTGGGTATTCATCCACGAAGAACTAGAAAAGGATGGTTCACTAGAGGATAACATACCAGACCCAGCGATAGTATGTCCTGACAAGAAGGAACATAGTGATACCAGAGCAACTTATATGTTGACTGATGCGGAAGCAGAGGATCTAAGAAAACATGAGAAGGTGCAATGGGTATGTATTGACTATGACGTATATCCAGGCAACTATTCTCCAGATCCAAAAGATATTGTTGCTGGTGTGCAGAGATTTGGCAGAGGAGTGGGTTCGATATCTAACTACAGAGCATGGGTTACTGCACCTACTGGTACAAGACCACCTACATCTCAGGCTGGTATAGGTTCTACTGATAAAAACAGAACTGGATATCAAATACTAAGACATACTCAAAAAGAGAATCCTTGGGATGCAACATCCACTGGGCTTACTGGATCAGACCATATTATTATAGAGAAAGAAAACGTTCAATTGGGTGATGGAACTGGCGTAGATGCAATCGTATCTGATGATGGTTTCTGGATTGCACATCCAGAGTTTTGCACTACTCCTGATGATCCAACAGACTATGTAAGTGGAAACGCATTGACATGGAGTGGTATATCTACAACATCGGGTTACTGTGGTGTTCTGGATCTAGTTCTCGATGCACCATACTATATTGACCCAGACTTTTTCAATGCAGATCCAGGCAACAGACTGATGCAACGTTGGGATGGCACAACAGTTCCAGTAGAATCTGTTGCAAGATCATGGTGGTCTGATGCTAGTCAAAGATCAGTAGGATTCTCTACCATTGGTACAACAACTGGTATAAGCACCAACTATAGTAGACAAAGTTGCAATGGAAGTAACACCCAGAAACCAACTAACAATTCTGATCATGGAACTCAGTGTGCTGGTCAGGTGTTTGGTAAGAACTATGGTTCTGCATACAACTGTAACAAATGGGTATTAAATGGTATCGGAGGTTCTAATGCTGGAATCAATGGTAGTCAGTTTGATGTACAGAAACTATTTCATCTATACAAACCAAACTATGATAGACACTCTGCAATAAGTGGTAAACAAAATGATGACAGGAACCCCACACTGTCAAGTAATAGTTGGGGATACAGGTCTAGTAATATTCATAGCTCAGGAGCATACTATTGGTATAGACCATCAGATATAGATGGATCAGTAACAGGAACATCATATACGGCTGGATCAGTTGAACCAGCTTTCTTTGATACTCTAGGTAATGCTGGTGACTTGGGTAGAATGAAAGGTGAGATGATAGACAGTTCTGTCACCTCATCTGGTGATGAGTTATCTGATGCTGGAGTCATTTTTGTTTGTGCTGCTGGTAATAGTAATCAAACTCAATGTAGTCCTGGCGATCTTGATTTTAATAACTATTGGTCTACATCTTCCCAAGGTGACAGTTCTTCCTTGGCATCTGCAACTCATACTGAATTTGGATTGAATTGTTATAACACTATCAATAGAAGAGGGTGGCCACAATCTTTAGGTAAGACTACATCTGGATTATCTACTGCTGGAACTGAGTATGCTGCTATCAATGTTGGTGCATTGGACGATGAAATAAGTAGTACTGGATATACTAGTTTGGGTGATAGTGACTATAAGGAAAGAATAGTATCATACAGTGATAGAGGAACAGGTATAGATGCTTACGGTGCTGCTGATGATACTCTCACAGCAGACGGAAGAGCCTCATCCCTTACATATGTTCACCCAGAAACATATTCTGATCTATCATTGACTCCATATGATGTTGACTTTGGTGGCACTAGTTCTGGATGTCCTACTGTTGCTGGTTGGATTACTACTAAACTTCAATACAACAGAGCATGGACTTGGAGAGATATAAAAAATTGGTTGAAAAATCAATGTGGTACTCAAGATCCAGACAGATTTTATTATGGTCAAAACATTACATCATTCACTGCAACAACATCACAATGGGAAGACTACAATGCTCTAAATGATTACGGAGCAGGACCTGTAGTAATATGGGATGCCCCTACTGGTTCACCCAATGAACCAAAGAAACCTGAGATCAAAATCACAAACTCACCTAATCTCAAGATTAGTGGTGGAGTTGAGATAAAGTTCTCTTAATAAATACTAAAAAAGACTAGCGCAATGGCAGAAAAATCGTTCGGTGTAAAGGATCTTAATATAGTTGGAGCAAGTGGCGACCCAACTATAGAGAGTAACGGCGACCTAAATTTAAAAGCTGGTCAAGTTGCTATCCAAACAAACATCACAGTTACAGGAGTAGTAACTGCAAATAATTTTATAGGTGATGGTTCTGGACTAACAGGAGTTAGTGGATCTGGATCAGGGGTTATTATAAGAAACAATGGCACCACTGTTGGAACTGCTGGATCAATAAACTTTGGATCTGGATTAAATGCTAGCACCCCCTCTGCTGGTCTATCTACAGTTTCCCTATCATCAAACATAAATGTAACTGGTATTGCTACATTCCAAACTGCTTCGGCATATACCTTTACAGTTGGCGATGGTGGATTGACATCTAATCAGCTCAACGGTACATCAAGAATAATTCTTTCAGGTGGTCAAGGTGGTGACACCACATACTACTCTGGTGGTACTTCATTTAGTTCTCACATTTTTAGAACACTACAAAGTGGATTGAACTATGAAAAATTGCGTATTGGGCCACTTGGCCAAATAGGAATTGGCGGTACTGCGTATGGAAATGCTGGCGAGGTATTAAAAAGTAATGGTTCTGGAGGATCTGTTTATTGGGGTGCTGCTGCTGGAGGTGGTGGAAATAGTACTTTTGATACTGTAGATATAGCTGGTATCTGTACTGCTGGTAGTTTTGTTACTGATCTTGTCACTGGAGATGGAACTGGTAGAGGATTCTGTACCAGATATTATATCACTGCAAACGGTTCTTCTTCGTATAGTTTTGCAGGGCCTGGACAAAGAAACACTGTAGGAAATCCTACTCTTTACTTAATGAGAGGTTTCACATATATGTTTGAGAACTCTACTGGTGGTTCACACCCATTCCGTATTCAATATGCCAATACAACTACAGGTGTAGGAACATATGTCAGTGGATCACAGACAGGAATACAAATATTCACAATACCACATGATGGACCAACAGTGTATGAGTATCAATGCACTGTACCGTCACACGCTGGTATGAAAGGACAATTCATTATCCCAACTTAATATCATGCCATTAGCATTTGGAATTGGAAGATCAAGAGGAGCTCAGTTTGACCCTCCAGTATTTTACTGCAATTTGTTACAGTTTTACTGGCACTGGACTGATGGTAAAGACTTTGATCTTAGAGCAGAGTTCATCAGACCCACTCAGTTAGCGGGTCAAGTAGTAGGAACTGATAAACTACCTCAGATTGTAGATGGTGGAGGATCAATTACTTATATGAAATGGGGAGGAGATAATACAGATGACACAGAGGGATATGAGGGAATATACATTGATGTAAATGCAATCAAGAATGTCCCAGGCGGAATTGCAGACAATACTATTGAGTTAGATTTAAAAGGAATGTGGTATGCGGAAGTAGGAACCAACCCAGTAGTCATAAGAGCTTCTGGATATGATGGTGGAACTATGACACTAGAAAGAGACACTCCTAACGTGCCTGGATTTGGATTTGTCAACACAGGTTATGCCACTTCATTTACAGACTATAAACAATCACAACCCAAAGTTGTAACAAGTGTTGACAGAGAAGGCACAGGACAGAGAATAGCCCGTGTAACTATTGATCTAAACACATTTCAGTTAACATTTTTAGAAAACTAAGTAAGTATAAATACGGCTAGAAAAATAGTGGGAAATCACATGAAAAGATTTTTACCTATAATTATGCTTTTGATGGCGGCTCCCATGGCAGCGAGGGCCGATTTAACACATAGATTGACTACGAGTACACAACTTTCTGTAGACAGTGCAGCAACTCAGGCCACAAGGATTGGCTCAACCTACACTGTAAGTGGTAACAATATCACCGCTGGTACTATGGGTGGACTAACAAAGTCTGCTGGAGATACTATCACAACTGCAGCTGCTAGTCAGACTCAAGGTTCATACTCAGTTACTACTGCTGGCTCTGCCTTCAGCTTAACAGAGTCATTCGTTTTAGGCGACGCAGTAAATCCAATCGGAACTGGTGTTGACGTAACTGCTGGAGTAGTTGCTGACATGCCTGCTTACGGTAGTGTAATCACTCAAAGTGGCGGTGTGGCAGGGACTCTTGCTGGTACAATTACTTCAGCGGGCGTGATGACACTAACAGCTGGCGGGGCGGGCACCTCAGCTACTGGCCAATTTGTGTCAGAAATCTCCGTAGATTAGAGTGATATATAATAATGAAGAAACTTGTCGCTACAGTAGCACTGTTTTCGCTGGCTAGTCCAGTGATGGCAGTGCCAGTGGTGCCAAATTTCCAACAAGGCTCTATGACTTCCCGAACGGAAACCCAATCCACCGTGACGGAGACCATAAATTCAATTGATATGAGGACAGGATGGGAGTATTCCGTGACGGG